ACTAGCACCGGATGGCGACAGGCTTGCGCTGTCAAGGCGATGACAGGCAACAGGGGTGACCGAGTACTATGGGATGACCCGCACAACGTAGAAGACTCTTATTCCAAAGCGAAGCTTGAGACCGCGATACGAGTTTTTAGGGAGACACTACCAACTCGATTAAACAGCCCAGAAAAATCCGCGATTATCGTGATTATGCAAAGGCTAAATGAGTCTGATGTATCGGGTGAGATTCTTTCCGGTGATTACGGCTACGAGCATTTATGCTTACCGATGGAATTTGAAAAATCAAGAAAGTGCATTACTTCCATTGGCTTTGAAGACCCAAGAAAAGATGACGGCGAGCTATTGTTTCCCGAGAGGTTTCCTGAATCTGTCTTAACAAGGGACAAAAAGGCGATGGGCAGCCATGCGGTTGCCGGCCAGTTTCAGCAAAGACCCTCACCGCTCGGCGGGGGATTAATTAAAGGTGAGTACTTTAATTACTATAAAATCCCTCCAAAAATGAAGTATCGCGTTTTATACAGCGATACGGCGATGAAAACCGCAGAAAGGAATGACTACAGTGTTTTAGCCTCCTGGGGAAAGGGTGATGACGGCAAATTATATTTGCTTGATTTGCTTAAAGGAAAGTGGGAGTCGCACGAGCTAGAGCGTAGAGCAATCAGCTTCTGGCATAAACACAAAGCCTTAGATGCGCAATTAGGCCCTCTCAGAAAACTCATGGTTGAAGACAAGGCCAGCGGCACAGGATTAATCCAAAAGCTCAAACATGATGCCAGCGTGCCAGTGGACGGCATTCAGCGCAATAAAGATAAATACACACGATTTATGAGCATTGCTGGCTATATTGAGTCCGGTTATGTTTGCTTACCCTCAGGCGCTCCATTTCTAAGTGACTTTATTTCAGAGTGTGAATCATTTACAGCAGATGATACACACCAACATGATGACCAAATAGACACCATGTTTGACGCAATAAACGACATGATTGCAGTGCGTAAAACAACCCCATATTTCGGTTATCTATGATTCCTATATTTTCTAAGTTATTTAGCAAGCGGCGCCAACAGAAATCATTTAGTAACGCCTGTGGTACCTCTTGGCATAATGGGTCTTTTGCAAATTTTTTAACATTGCACGGCCATCATAACTTGGCCGCGCATCAAGCGATTGATTATTACAGGCAGGTCGGACCGGTGGGGTCATCAATTGACACCATTGCACGCGAAATAGCCAGCCTGCAGCCATTATTATTTAACCAAGAAGATAACCAATTTACTACCAGCCATCCGCTGCTAAAGTTCCTTCAAAAGCCAAACGCCGATAGCACCTGGAATGAATTTATCACCAGATTATCCGCGTTTGATATGATTACATGCAATACTTATATATGGGCCTCATCTCAAGGTGGAAGTCCTGATAGCCCGCTAGTAGAGCTGCGTGTTATCAACCCACAAAACGTCAGCTTTAACAGCGACGGCAATGGTAATGTTTCATCAATAACGCTGACAAATACAAGGGATAGTAACGGCACCACATTTTTCCCACAAGAAACCGCACAGTTGGGTCTTAGGTTTTACGACAACCTTGGCAATGAGCTGTGGCAGATAAAAGACTTTAATCCTGCTAGCGGCGCGGTGGTCGGCATGAGTCGACTTGTACATATATTTTACGAGCTTGAACAGTTTATCGAATCCTCTCGACATAATTGGGCACTATTAAAAAACGGTATGCGTCCGACCTTTATGGTTATTCCGCAAGATGACTTGACGTCTGATGCGCAAGAAATGCTAAAGGATATGGTTTGTCAGTTTCAAGTAGGCTCAGAAAATGCTGGGCGACCTATATTTGGCGCTGGCGTTAAAGAGCTAAAAGACCTAGCAAAATCTAACCGCGACATGGATTTTGTTAATCTTAAAAAGTCGATACTAGAAGGCATCTATACCGGCTTAAACTTTCCTCTGGCACTAGTTTCACCAGACAGCATGACGTTTTCCAATCTAGGGGTAGCGCGAGAATTGCTCTACGATAATGCAGTCTTGCCCTTAGGAAATCGCGAGTTTAATGAATTAACCAACATGATTATTCACCGCTACCCCGATGTAGCGGACAGCCGTATAACATTCAATGAAAACTCAATCCCTGCGCTCAGGGACAGACAGGTGCGACAAGCGGTAGAATTAAAAAATACCGGTTCTTATACGCGCGATGAGATTCGTAAGACTTTAGGTGATGAACCGCTGAGGGAGGGTGGCGATGTGATTTTAGGCCCTGTGTCTGAGGTGCCAAATGCAGTGGATGGTTTTACTGACGACCAACCCAAGCCACCCAAAAAGCTCTACCTTGAGCAGATGGAGAAATACGGCCTGCCTTATGATGAGCTTAATGTCATAGCCGAAAAAGCGGGATTGTAATGTGGGCATCAATACCACACAGGCGGAGCGTCAACGGCAGCTTGCCGAAGATTTAGCCAACAAGATTGCCCTTGAGCCACAATTTGCCGCAGATTTACGCAGGCTTTTTCGTGAGATAAATGTTGATTATCGTGCGCAACTGGGAGCAACTGGACGTGTCATTCAAGCTTCGGAATATACCACCGATATGGTGGGAACTTTGCGCCGCCATTATCGTCGTACTTTTAGGCGTTTTAGTCATCAGCTTAGACGTCAAATTAAAGCGGTCTTTGGAAGAGAAACCAAAGGGCTCAATGACGATATCCAAGCCGCTAACCAAGCCTTTATTATTGCCGAGACAGAACAGCGTGCTGAGGCCATTATTGCCACCACACAACGACAGCTTGATAACGCAGCCGTAGAAGCAAGAGAGCAATTCGTTGAAGATAACCCCACGCAATCGATAACGGAAGAAACGGCGCTTGCAGTGATTGCACTCAGCGCCTCGCGTGACTTTGCTGGCTTGATTCCTTTTCGCTCTAGCATGATAGCGACAACAGAAGTACAGAATGCTGCCGAAGAGGCAAAGCTCATTGAGGCACTAGAAATAACAGAAAGCGGCACAGCAAACGCAGCCAATGGACAATGGTTAGCTATTTTTGAAAATACAAGACTATCTCACGCGGACGCCGACGGACAGATTCGACCTATCGGAACGCCGTTTAACGTACAAGGACAGCTGTTAATGAGGCCAGGCGACGACAGTCTTGGTGCGACACTAGACAATATTATTAACTGCAATTGTTCAAGAGTTTCGATAATCGCTTAGCACATAAGCCTTAACTCCGTATATAAGCTCCGTATATAACGGCACTTACTCCGTATATAACGGCATTGACTCCCTACATAACGGCATTGACTCCCCACATAAGCTCCACACATAACGAAAAATCACTACCTACATAAAAATCAGGAAAACAATATGAGTTTACAGTTATTAGATGGCGTTTCCGCAAACACAGTTGGGCAATACATAAATTCTGACGGTTATCAGGGGATTCTGCGCATTGCCGGAGACCTTGGAGGCGGGATTATAACAATAGAAATTGAAGGGCAAGATGGCTCAGATTTACCTATACAAAATGCAACACAAAACGACATAAATACATTTGCTAAAGCTGGTGCAATTTCCAGTTTTTCTATATCACAGGGCTTGCGAGTTAGAGGCAGTTTGAGTGGAGCGACATCGCCTAATAACGTCTTTGTTTCATTGGATTAATGTTTAAATCTATTTATCGGCGGCAATATCGATCATTATTCGGGAATTTATTCGGGAATGATGATTTAACATTACCGATTATTGACTCTTCTTTGAAAGTGCATTTGCAGTCTTTTGGGCTTGGGTTTAGTAAAGATGACCTAATGACAACAGACGGAAGTGATTTTGTCTCCCAGTGGAATGGCATCAATGGAACTAATATTGACGTCACGCAATCTACACAAACCGAAAAACCGAAATATATTGATAATCTTATTAATGGGAGGCCTGCGCTCAACTTTGATGGTGTTAATGATCAATTAACAAACACTACAAATGTTCCTGATTTTTCAGTGGTAACGGTATTTATAGTTGGTGAGATATCAACATCCGCAAATAGAGCGCTTGTTGAATTGAGTAACGGGGCAGCCAATACCGGCATGATAATATTTTTCAATGGGACTCTCGATAAATTTACTTTCAGGATAAGAGACGGAACCACCAACAATGTAGAGCTTACCGAGACATTCCCCATTAAAGGGATTTTCACTGGAATTGGGGACGGGACTAATGCAACGTTTCGTACTAATGGTTTATTAAGAGGTACAACGCCTGCTTTATCGATGCCTGAGGTTATAAGTCGGCTTGATATAGGAGGCTTAGCACCACCCTTAAGCTTTCCGTTGGACGGTCCTGTCGGGGAAGTTATTATATATGATCGCGCACTATTTGCATCTGAGGTTTCACTAGTAGAAATTTATCTATCCGAGAAATGGAAAATCAATCTAGCTTAAAGTTATGAGTATATATTTAACGACATTTTATAAAATACCATACAGCTCAACTGAACAAGAAAGAAATGATTATGATTTATTATTTTGTCAGAGACTTGGTATAAAAAATGGCGAAGAAAATCCTATTGATAATCTCACTACAGCATATTCAATCTTTAAACCACACTCTACAGATTTAACTAATAACGGTTATATTTATGCCATCGATGGAAGCTTTAAAAAATACATAGAAGGGCTAACAAATAAGAATTATAGCGATATAACAACTTTAGAGAAAGTTGACTTTTTGCCCACCAATAATTTTCCTACTGCAATCGATGATGATGAATATTCATATCAACAAATCAAAGGATTAGGTTGGTTCTCTGAGCTTCTTGATACCTAGGCGATTTACTCCCTACATAACGAAAAGCACTTACTACATAAGATTATCTTTTTACTACGACGACAGGGGTTAAATAAAATGATTAATGATTCACATTTTTACTTATTAGGATTAACGGTTAAGGATGCAGTGACGGGGTATTCAGGCGTGGTGTCATCTTTATCTTTCGATTTGTATGGCTGCATACAAGCCAGTGTAGTTCCTCCTATGGATAAGGATGGGAAAATTGAGTTTGGCCAATGGTTTGATGTGACGCGTCTTATTGTTACAAACAAAAAACCAGTAATGGACTTGCCGGATTTTTTTGAGGGTTATGTCTCTGAGGGTAGAAAAGGCTGCGCAGAAAAAACAGTGCCACACATATAAAACAGCGATTCACGAAGGGATATTATGGCAGTTTGCGAAGAAACAAACAGGCGCATCAACCGCAATCGAGACTACAAAGAAACCTTTACATTCACCAATTGTGATGGCGTACCCAGAGACTTGACCGGCAGTGACTTCGTCTTAGAATTGCGCAAAACAATTAACGCAGCCGACCCTGCATTATTAAAGCTCACCAGCTCACCAGCGGCGGGAATTGTTATTGTTCCGCCCGCTACTGATGGCATTATTGAGGTGACTATTACAGATATACAAACGGCAGCACTACCGTCTGGCGTGTTTCCGTTTGATTTGTATTTAATAGCACCAGATACAACCAAAGAAACCGCTATTTCAGGAGTCTTCTCTGTACATGACTCAACGGCGATTTAATGTCGGATTGTACAATAAGTGCAGACAAGAAGACGTTTTGCCTTGAAGAGAAAAACACAGAGGTTTGTACAACATCCGAACAAAACACCAATGTTTGCACCAGCGCTAACCGTGAGACATTTAGCACAAAAAAAGCAGATGGAAAAAACTGCATTGACCCTGGAGGCGAAAAAAACACAGCATCTAATGTTGGCGTTGGCGGCGTTGGTGTATTCAAGCAAAAAGTCAATTCTAATTTAGAGTTTAAAAATATCAATGCAGGCTCTAGCAAAGTTACGGTTACCGATGACACTCTAAACAATGAGATTGATGTTGATGTCGTTTTAGCTGACCAACCTCAAGCAGAGGCACGCACAAGCAACACAACATTAATGAGTCCGTTGCGGACAGGCCAAGCGATTACACAAGCGTTATTAGATGGGCCGATTCCGATTACCACAAGCGATATTTCTAACGCTTATGGCAATTATATTCTTGTAGATGATATCAGTAAGCTTGCGCCCCCATCTGGTGGAGAACATTTGCTTGCTGCTGGCGTCACTCATGAGTTTGTTGATAATAATATTACTGGATTGCCGCCATTGTTTTTTAATGCTTTGCGCATCCAGGATGAGCAAAATATCATTCTCCAGGCTCCTTTAATATTAAATGCACTTATATACGTAGGGACTGGCGCATTTATTCGTGCAGACGCAGTCGCCATATATGTGCAAAATAATATTGTTTATGTCACTCCATTTGGGGTGCTGTGGGATATGACTTCTTCAAAAACTCTTCCATCTAGCACGTTTTTTCTTGAAAATATGGGTTATTTTGGCCTTAGTCTTGGAAGTCTTAAGGGAGCTAGTCAATTATCTTTTACGGTTCCGAATATTCTTGATTGGACAACAGGATTGAATCTCACAGATATAGGTATAGCAACAATTACAGAGCCGTCTGCTTTGGGGTCTCCGTCAGCATCTGGGCCATTTATTAAAGCAGAAGGAGAGAGGGTATCACAATTTGTCATAAGGTCCGGACTACCAACCGTTTTTTCAGGACAATCATTTTTAGAACTTTCCCCAAGCATTCCAGGCGAATCAATTATTATTATAAAGGATGCGTCTTTTAAAAAATCGACGGGCGGTGATTTTTTCCTTGTGGGCATACAGGGCATAATCATCTCTGCAGCTGACAATAGCACAACCGGCTCTATATTGTCTCTTGCTGATAACGGCTCAGGCGGCACGACTGTTACAGCAACAGCAGCATTACCGGCCAGTATTGTTGACACTCGAAAATTAACAATTTCTGCCACAACAAATTATAATGGCACTTTTGCCATTTTTAATGTTACCGCAACAACTTTTGATATTGCTGTGGCTTTTGTAGGTGATGACGCAACTGGCAGCTGGGACTTTAACAGCGTCACATTTACCACCGGTGCAGCACATACTTTAAGCGATGGCTTAGCCGTTCAGATTGAAAAGTCATTTTTAGAATACAACAAGGGTCGAGTAATATTCGACGCATCTGCCTCTGTATTCAGTATGGACAATATCATTTTTCAATCACCTGGTGGTGCATTAACTGGAGAATGGACAACAAGCCTAAAGCAAGATGATACACGCATGACGGTTTCTGGAAACGGGGACCAACAAGACACAGCGACGATTGTTGTTGGCGATATTTCCACACCAGAAACATTAGTTATTCCAGGCAATAATACGCCAGTTGATATTGTCTCATGGGACTTTGTACAAGATAGACAATATACCGGAAACGCTCCAGGAGAAGATACCGGATCATTTAGGTTCGATGGGGACCCTATTATAAGTAATCTTTTTTTTGAGATAACAGGAGAAATGGTCACTGGAAGCGGTGCATCTATTGCTTTTTCTTTGTTTAAAAAGCCAGAGGGTGGAAGTTATTCCATTGTTGGAACAAGGAAAATTACAAATTTTACAAACAAATTATTAACAATTACGCTTATATTTTTTGATGTAGAACAATCTAAATCTGAGGTGTTTAAACTCACAGGTGAGAGAATTGATAGTAGCGGTAACATTTTAATTGATATTGCCTCTTTCTCCCCACAAAAAATAGCGGAAGGCTTTTAAATGGATAATGAGCGATTGATGAAAAAGCTCATTGATGCGGCACAAGAAAAGCGCTTAAGAGACTTAATGGCATTGATTGATGAGTATCAACCAAGCCTTGCACATGAAGATTTTAAAATTAAAGCTAAAGATAGTGTCAAAAAGTCGATAACACTTTTATATAAAAATGTTGAGCAGGTGCAAATAAGCGGACAAGTACAGCCCAGTACTATTGATGGCTATCAACTTTCTGTTGAGCAAAAATATAAGACAATCAAAGGTGTCTTTGTTGTTAATCCAGCAGGAGAGTGGACATATACAATAACCAATCAGCCAATGATTGATACAATCAGCAATGATGGAAGCGTTACCATCAATGAGACGGTAATGTTTTCTTATTTTAAAGACATTACAATCAATAGTGTCGCACATATTTTGTCTGCTTATGTCGCGCATTATTGCCCCTGTGAAGACATGCAAAAGATATTGGATTTGGGCTGCTGTCCAAACAGCAACAACGCTAATTCTCAAAAGATTGGTCTATCTGCAACCCAGGGTTTTAGCAACCATCAAGCCCTACCAGATAAATATGCAGGAGAAAGTCGTGCTTTAGTCAACGCCATTAAACAAGGCAAGTTAGATATGGCTGAGACATTAATCAATCACTCGTGTCCTTGCTGCAATGGCGCAGGCGCAAAAGTGACGCAAAATCTAATTGACTTAGCCCAAGAGTTAAAGCAAGACGCAATCCACGAAAGACTATTGCAGGCTGTGAATTAAAAATATTACACCTGTAATTTACAAACCAACAAACCCGCACCGATTCGGTCGAGCGGGTTTTTTTATGCCCACGAAAAGGTAAGCACATGGAATTGCAACGCAAAAGCTTTAGTTTTGATATTAAGGAAGTAAAACAAATTGATCGTGAAGGCCAGAAATTTGGCGTTATTAACGGGCTTCTTGCGACGTTTGGCGGAGATAAATTTGACAGGGGTGGTGACACATTCTTGTTTGGTGCTTTTGCTGACTCAATCAAAGAGCATAAAGAGCGTAACAGTAGACCTATTCGTATGCTATTCCAACACAGAAGAGATGAAGTTATCGGCGGCTTTCCAATAGCAAAAGTAATCGAAACAGAAAAAGGACTTTTCGTTGAAGGTGAAATAAACCTAGATGTTCAAAAGGGCAGGGAAGCCTTTGCACTTGCAAAGCAAGGCGTAATAACAGACCTGTCTATCGGATTTTCCATAGAGTCCAAAATAGTCAATGAAGACGATAAAACCACAATCACAAAAGCAACCATATTTGAAGGCTCTTTAGTAGATGAGCCAATGGATATGAACGCTACATTTTCAGTTAAAGCATTCAATGCTGATGACGCTGAAAAAATTAAAACCAAAAGAGATTTTGAGAAGCTTCTACGGGATGTGGGGCTTAAGCAAAAGGCGGCAAAGATATTAGCGAGCCGCTTCCAAGAGGAAAAACGGGATGTTGACCCTCAAAACGCACCGCTATCTGAGAGTGAACTTGCAGATATCAAGGCGCTTATTTTTTCAATAAAACACTTATAAACCCAAGGAGTTTCCCCATGACGGATACAACAACCTCTGCTGAACCAAAACGTGAAGATATTGGCAAAGCATTAAATGATTTACGTGAAGCATATGAGCAAATCAAAGGCCAGCACGGCGAGATTGATGCAAGCAGACTAGCGTCTGATAAAAAATACCAAGAGCTAGAGCAAAAAACATATGCACTTGAAGAACAAAACCAAAAACTTGTTGCAAAAGACCTGGAAGGCGAAAAATCACGCCAAGAATTAACAGACAGACTGGATGTTTTTGAGAAAAGACTTTCACGTCCAGGTGCTGGTGCTGAGCAAACTAGACAAGGCATTAAGACTCTAGAAACCTATATGATAAAAGGTGCTGAAGGTGTAAAAGCGCTGGAATATAAAACGCTGCGCACAGACATCAACACAGATGGTGGCTTTTTAACCACAGATCCAGAAATTCTGGAAGAAATCGTAAAAGACATCACTGAGGTTAGCCCTATTCGACAATTGGCGAGAGTACGTAGAACAACGACTGAATCATTAAGAGTCAGACGTCGCCGTACTTTGTTAAATAGTGACTGGAAAGGCCAGCTAGAACTATCCAATATCGACACATCGACTTACGGCATGATGGAAATTCCGGTCAACAAGCTGCCTATTACAGTTGATATAACACGGGAAATGCTTTTATACGATGATGTCTCTATCACTGACGAGGTAATGCAGGATGTGGCAGAAGACTTTGCCGAAAACGAAGGATTTGCTTTTGTTTTAGGTGATGGCGTTAAAAAACCAGAAGGCTATTTAGTCAACAGTGATGTAGTCGCCAATGCTATTACGTCAGCATCAGTTGGTGTTGTCGATGGCGATGATTTTGCCACCTTAATGACCTCATTGAAGATTGGCTACAACCCAATATTTGGCTTTAACCGCTCTACCTGGGGTCAAATTGTTAACCTCAAAGATTCCGGTGGTCAATATTTGATTAATTTTGGTGACTTGTCTGCTGGCATTTCTGCAACTCTGCGCGGCGTACCTTATCGCATCATCCAGGATATGCCTGATGTTGCTGTTGGCAACCTTGCTGTTATTGCTGCCGATTTTAACAAAGGTTATGTCATTGCAGATGGCTTAAGACTTGAAATGATTCGAGATGAATTCACCCGCAAAAAAGAGGGCGTCATTGAATTTCAATTCACGCGCTTTGTTGGCGGTCAAGTTGTTCAGCCCGAAGCATTTGCAGCATTAAGCATCAAATCTTAATTTTAGGGGGTTTCGGCCCCCTTCTTTAACACACTAAGGAGTTTTCAAATGGCAACTTTTAACCAAGAAGTTTCTACGATTGTCGGCCTCGATGTTCAAGACATTACGTCTGATACAACTACGGTCGGTAATATTATCGATACCCAGGGCCAAGAGGCGCTAGACATCGTGCTTTTCACTGGCACAGCAACAGACGGCGATTATGTGCTAAGTCTGGAGCATGGTGATGAATCAAATCTCTCTGATGCAGCCGTTGTTGCAGCGACAGATTTAGATGAGCTTGTGACAACGGTGGCAATGGCCGCAGCAGATGACGACGTATCTAAGAACATCGGCTATGTGGGTAAAAAGCGATTTATCCGTATTAATATCGTTTCTACCAACACCACCACTGGCGTCACCAACTTTGGCGGCTTGGTTATTTTCGGGCGTCCTCGTCGCGTTTAATCAATAAGAGTGGGGCCGGCTAATCCCGGCCCTGCTTTTAAGGATACATTATGAAAGTAAAAGTATTAAAGAGAAT